CGGGGCCGCTCATCAGGGGTCTTGGTTGTAACACCAATACCAGTCCACACAGGAGCGATGGTGGTCGGATTAAACCAAACCGCCACCGCATCAGTAGTCGTGAAAGTGTTGTCATCGCCATTCAGCGCAGCAGCTACTTCAGTCATAAACTGATCGTACGAAAGATCGAAACCATGTTGTTTAGACAGGACGATCCAAGCGTACGCAAACAAGCGGAACAGAGCCATCGTATTATCAACAATGGTATTCGCAGACCCGGAAGGATTTCCAGTGAATTTGCGGATAAGTTCTCCGTTCTCAAGGACGATAACGGACTCCACGAGCGAATCGTAAAGAGCCCAGAATCGCTTCTTGTTCTCCTCCGTCTTCTCAGACGGATGCATCATTGACCAGCGAATGTCACGCTGACCATACATGAGTCGAGCAAAGAGGGAGGAATCATAGTCACTCTCATCCAGCTCGAACGCGTTTGGCAGTTTCCCGCCTTGATGAAGTCGATCATAGAGATGTTGCCACCCTTGAAAGAACTTCGACGCGCCCACAAAACTCCACGACTTCCCTGCGGAAGCATAGAATCGATTATTGAAATCGAGGCACATGCGATTCAAAGCCACACTGTGTTCAATTGGCGAAGCAGTAAAGGTTCTCACCTTATTTGCTAACAGCTTCTCAACAGAGCGTAGCTCAATCTTCTGCGAACAGGTCCAAATAGGCACCATACGTTCACTTCCGATTCCAATGTCGGTCCAGTATTGCTCCAGTGCCAAAGAGGCCACTGGATCAGCGATCATATCACGCTTCGTCTGGAACTTCAGAGACCAGGGATAACCACAAGAGGTAGACATTTCCATCTCCCCAAGGGCATCCTTCTGGCTCAACACACCGGAGCCGTCGCAAAACGGCTGCCAGTGGCGAACGGTCCAATCACCAGCTAACGCCCAGGCGTCTTCGTCGAGCACAGGACTTGCGTCCTTGTCGTACTTAGATACCGAGCGGAAGCTCGCGTCCATGTTGGAATAGACCATGCGATAATCTCCATTGAGCTTCTCGCCATTGCGCTCGACCTCACGGCCAAGCAACGAGACCTGATCTTGTCGATGCAGGTACTCCATAAACGAGCGATTGAAGACTTCTTTCTCAGTTGTCTTCGTAAATCGTTTCACTCGTCCAAG